GTGAACAGCATTCCTTTTGGAATGTGATAATTAAACATAGCTTACGCTACCATCTGCACACGGACATCGTGAATCCGTCGTGGATGTTTGACACAATTAAGTGTCCTTGCCGGCTGGAAGAGCAGACAAGTATTGCCAAGTTGGCACGTTCAGGAGATAGATCGTATTAAAATCTACTCCTGCGGAGAAGTAAAAATGAAACACAGTGTTTTGTGTATTCTCCAGTAAGGGTTTCATAAATGCCTTCATCTCAATAGCATCATGATCTGTTCCATTGACTGAAGTTCCTTCTGTCCGATACTGGGCAGTATTATCCCTAAATTTAAAATCGGAATACCAAGGAGCATTTATTTGATTTGGGGCTAAGTTGTTCTTAGCAACATTTCGACCACTAGCACCACTATAGAATTCAGCATTAAAGAATCTATTCTTTTGATCTGAGGTTGCTGTAGTAGATAAGTAAGTTGAAAAATTGTATCGGGTATCTGAGAGGGCAGCACCGTCTCTATTTCTCTCCAAAATGATTACTGATCTATTATCAGTACCGTCTTCAATAACCATCCAATTTACACTACCATAGGATCCGAGGAAACAGGAAGTGATAAGATTGAATGGTAAATTTTGAACGAAATTGTAAGGAAAATCACTTGCAGGAGTAAGAGTACCTGCTGCAGAGTTGATTCCATCGGGGTCATACCCATTGAATAATGGATAACGATTGAAGATAGAATGAGTGATAGCATACAAATTAGTTGAGTCTGGAACACAAGGTACTGATCTCGAGTAACACATTCTGTGAAAAAGAGTCCGAAAGGAAGGGACTCTTTCACCACCATATACAAGATTCATCTTGTCTTCATCAGAGACAGTATCTGTTATCAACTCTTCAGAGTCTGTTGTAGCTAAACCAACGTCATCTGATTGTAGAGGGTAATAAGATATATTTGATCCTAGATTACGAGGAGCCATAAATTGTATATCTTTGGCATATGCATAAAACATCAGAGTAATATCACTATCTGCTGCATAACAAGACTGTTGGGTATTAACTTCAACACGAAAAGTTCCATTTTCATATTGTGTGTCAGATCCACCTGACAAAGCACCAAGTCCAAATTTCTGAGTAGTTAGCGCATGTTCGCACTCCAAAAATCCTTTGGTGTTAGAAAAAGGAATTTCTATTTCTGTAGTTGTGTCTGTAGTTATATCAATAACTTTATTGGTAACTACAGCGTAATCAGGTGCTGATGTTAAAATATCAGCGCGAGGATCATAACACAATCGTAAAGAGCCAGTGTGCATTTTAGATGCAACTACTCTTACACCGAAAACTATATTACCTCGCCAGTATTTAAAACACAAAGAAGCATTTCCCATAAATGTAGGTTGTATCTTATAATTTGTCACACCATCTCTACGCCATAACTCTGGAGTTACACGACTAGCCCATAATGCCGTACCTGCAGTATCTGACTGGGACCAAGTTGTGTAATCTAAGAAGGAATTTCTCTTACAATACTCTTGGATATTCAGTTCATCAACTGATAAATATCCTCGACAAGAATTATCAAGAGTCAATTCATTTTTAGCATCTAAAGTTAATCGTTCAAATGGCTGACATATATCAGATGTAGCAACTGGGGGAATTGAAGAATTCTTGAAAGGTTTAACATCCTCAATAACTGGAGGATTAGAATAACCAAACATTTTAGCAATTGATGCAACACCTTCAGCTGCTATACTAGTGGCTTTAGCAAATGGACCAATGACTGGTACATTGCTCAAGACATTAGCCACGCTAGCTATAGCACTAGCTGGTTTTGAGATTGCACCCTCAGTTTCATTAAATTCATGAGATTCCTCAGCATTATGCATATCAATTTCACCGCTCTGTTGTGCTACAGCATTAGTTGGAACAGATAATTCAACTTCTGCCATTGAAGCAAAAACACGTATAGTAACATCTTGAGATGCTGCTGTGATGGCTCTCAATGAAGTAAAGTTTCGTAGAGTAAATTTTCCCATATTCTGACATGCGGTTTCGCTGGTGACATCTAGCCATTCTCGTTCATACACAAATGGTAAATGCATTTCGCCACCTGTATTCTCTTGTACGTTTATATCTATTCCAGGCCTTTGGGAAAAAGGGACCATCCACCCATCATAAGTGGAAGTCTCAACAATAGGAGCAGGATTGTAATTACTCATAGGTTGATATGAGCAATAAGCAGCACCATATAGGCCTGGAGAGGCTGTAACAACAATGGTTATCTTAAGAACACCACGAACAAGGTAATAATAATCCAATTTTGTTTGGATGGCAGCATTTGCAAAGAAAGCTGACCATGGATAAAATACTTGGTTAATATTAGTACCTTGAGTCCACGTGTATGTCCCAATGACTACGGGTCTTTTAAGGAAATCTTTGATATCACTGTCTGGCTGTTTATTTAAAACATAAGTTGGTAAGACGAAATCTGGTTTCTTATCACCAGATTCGTTAGTTGAAAAAATAGTTGTTTGTTCTTTCACTTCACGTTTTTGTCCTGAAGTGAATAAAGTTGAGCTTAGACTTCTTCCTTGATTTAGGGTTGTCATAATAATTCATTAATTTCATTATAATTTTCTACCAATTGGGAATGGGTTGGTAGAACCCAATCTTCCTGCCAATCACGCAGGTTGTGTCTATTGATTATGTCCTGAAACATATTTCGTTTCGTTTCAAAAATCTCTTTACCATAAAAGAAATATTCTCTACAAGCGGAAGAAATAACGGACATAATCTGCTCACTCTCTGTAACACTCCGGCTCCTGGTCCAGACAGTAAGCATTTTCTCTATGGAATCTAACTCTAAGGGAGCAAGATAGTTGTCTACGGAGTGATCAAATCTCCATGATCTTTTGAGAAATGTGGCCTCATCAATACATATATAGGGTACACTCTCAGACTCTTTATCTGCCATAGTATAAGTTATACCAATGCTATCAAGAGTTCTTGAGATTGTAGTGTGATTAAACCAATTAATTTTGGAATTCACACCCATTATATTATCATCACCATATGTGAGTAAATTCACATTGGTTTTAAAGGTCGCACATTCTTTCTTGGGATTCAAAATGTAATAACAATATCTCATATATAGAGAATTAACGAGGCTATTGATTATTACAGTTAATGGATGTCCAGAAGGGTTTGATCCATAAAATTGGACTAGGTCTCCATTAAAATCTACTAGAGGGAATGCTGTATCATAAGCTATACACTTTATAACTTTCAATTGTTCATCAGTATAATTTCCAGACATCTTGAGTACATTTGCTATAATTTTGTAGGCACCCAAAATGAATTCTGGTTGCATTCTTTTATCAAAAGCTTTATAATCACCTGCTACAATTTTATCTCTCCCATGTTCAGTGAGATAATGGTAAATATCACCCCACTCTTTGGATTGAGCGATTGTCCCAGGTGCAGCTTCAAAGATAAACCGATTTCTTTGCAAAACTCGAATGAATGAGAGCAGATACTTGCGGACTACAATACTCCAATCAAAAGGAGCTCCTGTAAAAACTCTTGTTTTACCTATATCAGCTTTTTTGAAGGAAACAGGTTCATCTTTCAAATGTGCACAGAAATTAGGTTTGACTACATGTCCTTTTTTATATAGTGTCTCTATTTGATCAACTCTATCGAGAATTTCTTGAGTAGGCATCATAGGATCTAGCAATTCACCCTCAGGTGGCACATTAATAAGATAATGGCGTTTACTTTTACGCCAAGGGTTGCCAGCACTAGTATTTCTATTAATTTTATCGACATATGCAACACCTGCAGCTCCATTTACACTAGTAAAAGTATCGTATACGGATAGAAGTTTTAATTCATTTTTAGGCAATCTCTCTAATATTTCATTAGTGAAATTATCTATACACTCATTTAGTATACTAGTATTGAAAAAATTTGGAATATCTACCATTTCTTTCGCAGCTATTCGCCATGGTCTATATGTACGCATATCAGGTTTCGTATATTTGATAGTAACACCCTCAACCTGTTGCATATATTTAGAAATAGGCGTTTCTTCCACGGAAGATTTATTATTTCCTCTGTGACCTACAAAAGTCCCATACACTTCAGCAGAACCTTCTTCTAAATATCTAAATACCGATTTCCTGTGTAAATTGGTTATCTCTCTGGATGCTGTTTCTGATTGCAACATTGGTTCAGAAATTTCAACTTCCTCATCGAGATTAACTACTTTGGATATCTTCTCTAAGGTTAATGAAACACTAGCTACATAAGAGGCTAAACCTATAGCATGGATTCCAACTATAAGTGGACCTCGCGCAGATTCCATAACTAAAATAGATCCGCAATCACCATAATCAGTTGGTGCTCCTACATTTCCTTCCCATCCTTCAGTCTCAATATTTCGGTTTTCAATAAATCTATTCCTAATCTTAGTGACGGGTAATATGCCACAAGAATAATCTTTTCTTTTCAAAACATAAAAACCATTTGCTTGTATATTCAAGTACTTAGATGGGATATATTTTGTAATGTCTTTCTTTGGGGGTAATTTATTTATTCTCACGAAAGCCAGATCACTCTTAAAATCTATTGTGATATTCTTTTTATCTAAAATGAATTGAACTGAATCACTAACTTGGTTACGTGATGTAGAACCACAATGTACTCTACAAGATTCTTCCTTTATAAAGTGTGCATTGAAAACGTACAAATTTCCCTTCAAACAAACAGCATTTGTTGACTGCCCATTATCTACCTTCTTAAATCTAACAATATTTTTTTCGATAATTGAGAACAATTGATCCCTATTAATCGTTGATATAGATCTTGATGATATGGGTGTGTCAATTTCGCTTAATCCGAATTCTTTTTGATACCATACATTAGGTCTTTCTTTATCATCTGGTATTGGTCTGCAACAATGCTCTTCACTCTGCTGATTTCTAGACGACTTCTTTGGTTTTGAACGCCCTAAGATCAAATTAGTTAAAGCACATGAAGATGCTACAGTAGCTAAAGCAGCAGCTATGGCTAAAAGGAATTTAGAGTTAGGTGATAGACGTTTATATTGTCTATAACCTATTCTTACCCAAATACTATCCATTCTGCTAGCGAAGTCCAATACAGAATTATTTAGTTGATTAGTATATCTAATAACTCTAAATAATCTGGCTACACCACGAAAGATACTACTATTGAGAAATGCATGAATCCATGAAATATAAATATACAGCATAATGAAGATAAATGAACGTACGAAAACCATAGCTTCAAATGCATATAATTCAGTACTTTGTGTATGATCAATTTCACAATTGTATCTATAACATGTATAACACACTTGCAAGTTGTCTATAACACTTAAGCTCTCTTTCATCACTTGTGTTTTCATATTGTGTTCATCCATAGCTTCATGATACCACCTATTAAATTCATTCAAACTTGCATCCTGCAATATTAATGTTGTATCCGCCAACTGTTTTCTCCTCGTGGGATCTGGTTGAGGTTCAACCCTCTTAACTGTCCAAGTCCAGTAATCTGGAATCTCACCTAATGTAGTTCTACTAGTATCTAGCATTCCGCCAGAGGTCGCAAACTCCTCACGAACTTTAGGCTCTACTATATAAGGAAATCTTCTCTGTACAGCAGAAGGACACGAAAAGTAATAGTATGCATTTAAATCCTCAACATTTGTTGTGGCTAAAACAAGCTTACACTTTAGAGGGATTTTCCCTTTATCTTCCAGGGCAGCTTGGTTTGTAACATAAGGTACTGAATTAACCACTTTCAAGAATTCCATACAGGTAGGATCAACTCCTTGTGCGGCTGATGGATTAATGAAGGCTACATCATCCATGATGACACAATATTTATGAGTTTCATAACCTGACCAAAATTCATCATCGGGACATCTCACGTATTTATATCCGGGATCTTGACCCATTTTATTGTGTTTAGCATATGCTTTAAATAGCATCTCCTTAATTGTACCTTTGCCTACACCTGATGTACTGTTTATCAATATGCTAAAAGGCACCTCTCTTTCTTCTGAAATACACTTAGTCAATCGTCTATCATCCTTAATAGATAAGAGGACGTTAATGTGTCTATCTACTAAATCTTTTTCAAATTTACCAAGATCAGGTGCATATTTTTGAATTGATAAACCCTCATTCAAGATTATATCTAAGTTACGATCAAATTCCTCCTCCGAGAAACCCAATTCCTTAGCTCTAGATAAATGGGGTTGTTGTCGAACTATTCTATCGAATTCTCCCTTCCAGCGTAAATAATTTTTACTAGAATGGAATATTGTATTGGCATCACCAGTTTTATAAATCTGAATTCCCTTTTCACAAATAAACAAGGTCAAATCTGTTAAAGCTTTTATTAAACCTAATTTGTTATTAAATTTACGTTTAATGGTTGCTTCTTCAAATACAGTGTAATTGAATGTGTCAAAAGTGATTCCGATTTTGTCAAAAAGAGATGTGGACAGTGCATACAATACAAACTTCTTCATCTTCTTCGCAAATTCGCTCTCCTGTATCATTGTAAAATTATCATAATAGTCTCTGAATGACCCAATCAAATCTTCAAATGATTGCTGGGGGATCTCATCCTCATCTGGATAAAATAATGAAGTAAATTTTTGCCACAAAGCTTGTTCAGTCAAAGTTAGTATTAAACTTCCTTTAGTTCGACTCTTTATGAAGGCCACAATAGGGATTAAAAAATCAGTCTTACAGGTAGCTTTACTGAAGTAATAAAGCAAAACACCTATATCTTCAACCAAATCGATAATCCATTCTTTAGAAGTTGAGTTTTGAATTTGAGAAAGCATCAAAAATTGACGGTGATTGACAAGTATAATATGTACATCGTTATCAAATTGATATATTTCAGTGAGTAACATATCCAATTCCGTGTTCAAACAGAATATATATGTAGCACCTGAAGGCATTTTCTCAATAATTCCTTGAATTTCTCCCAAATGATCACGCATGATGCAAGAACTATTTGCTTCAGCATCCATTACAAAGGTTATGATTTTATTAATCATATTAGGTCCATCACCAGCATTGTTGCTGGAATATTCAACACCTAGTTGTGTATGAGTTTCAAAATGGAAACAAACTTCCCAATCTGTTAAGGATTTAAGAGTTCGTATCAAATTCACTCTATACTTAGTCGATTCTACCAAAATATAACCTTCCATAATTGAAATTATAGCTAATATTTGGGTATCTAAAGTACGAAATATTATCTCATCACCAAATTGCACTTGTTGGAATATGGTGTGCAGATCATGTTTATTTGCAAAGAAAGTCCAAGGTCCATCTCCAGCCTCATCACTGGAGTATTCTGGTCCCATACCAAAATCATCGATATATATTTTACCATAATTTACTCTTGCTTTTCGTAAAAGTTTACGATAAATAGGTCCTGTTACCATTTCTTCATAGCGTGTTCTCCTCTGACGAACACAACTTTCATTATAATTCTGTGGTGTGATAGAGAAGGTTCCGCAAGAAACAGCTCCTTCATCATCAATACTATAGAAGACAGTCACATCTTGATTCATTCCCCTTGAATTATTTACTTCCAATATTTCTAAAAGATCCGTTACACTTGAAGTATAACTATTTATAGATCTAGTTTTCGTATAAGAAGTGATAGGTGCGTTATCCACAATATCATGATAAGACTCATGGACACAAACATTGAAGTTCACATTTATACCTGGAGAGATATTACACAAGTTTTGAATCTTATTCAAAACTTTCCAGCTAAATTTAAACGCTACGTACGAACATAAATATTTTATTTTTCTTATATTTCTGCTGTGGTCAACATATAGGTAATATTCAGTTATTTTATTTTTTATTTCGTCTATATGGGACACTCTAGTTTTTGGTGAAACTGGAGGTACCATACAGGTATTTACATTTTCTGTTAGTGTCCTGTCAGTTGAACTGACAGAACTATCAATGACTAAATTAGGCATTGATACAAGAGCCAAGACTTCTTCCTCATTTTCTAGCGACATTTCTTTTTTCATTATTATCATTAGTTTTTTAAAAGGAAACATAGAAAAAGTCGGAGTTATCCTGTCTTTGAAAATTAGTCTGCTCAATAAAGCTCAGTTATAAAAAAGCTAACCATTGACTGGCTCAGGGTCAATAGAACCCATACCCTTCTTACAAGGGATCTTTTCGAATTGTTTATTCTAATATGTGAGTCTTAAATGACTCCTACTCGCGATACATCTTAATAGGTCTACTCGGAACAAAGAAAGATATCACATAATAGGCAAAACAACAAATGTTATAATTAGTGTATGGTAATCGAGATACGTTCTCCTCTTAATGGTATATCAACCAGGATTGCGTAAAACGATGCCAGGCGAGTCTCAGCGTACGAATAGCCACCTAGCCGCTTGTTTAAGGCGTGCTCATTATAACCGCTCAATATGTCACATGTTCATTTTAAAGACGAGTTAAGGTGTGTTTTAAAAAACTCATTGGATGGAGTAGAGAAACGCTACAAACAACAAATAAGAATTGGTTGATATAAATTTTTAAAAGGATAAATTTTAACCTGTGGGGGGGGGGTCCTTTTTAAATATTTAATAATTAGCGACCGCAATATTGGTCTAAAGAAAATTCTAACACATAAGAATCTTAATTAGGCCTCATGTGTATATCATCTAATATACAAATATTATTAGGGAACAAATATTTCACTCACAGTTGTTAAGTCAATTACTATGGCTTGACTAATGTAATGTCGGTGAAATAAGTATGCATGGGAAAATC